AAGAATGGGACGCCGATCAAGGAGTTCCACGAGAAAAGGTCACTCCCGCTACCAACCAGATAGACGGCCTCCCCCGTAAAGTAGTTCCAACCCCCTATTTTCTCGGGCAGGCCATAACGAAACCGCACGTTATCGCAGTTCGTCCAGCCGCCCTCGGCACCGTATTCGGTGTTCTGTTTATCGATGCCGGGAGCAAGGGTCAGTCTAAAGTACGCCATCTAAGCCCTTTACATCATTTTTGCAGGACGTGTGCCCTTGATAGCCACACCAGCGCCACGAACTTTTGACTTGCCGCCCGCAGCGCCGCCCTTGGTAGCCATGCCACCAGCTGCGTAGCCTTTCTTCATCATGCCGCCTTCGGCCATCTTGCCCTTGCCATCTGCTGCGAAGGCTGGGACTTTCTTGCCGTCCTTTTCAACCATCTTCATTGCGCCGCCCGCCTTCATGCCCTTAGCGGTCATGCCGCCTGCTGCCATGCCCTTAGCTTTCATCATTTTCTTTCTCCGCGTACAGATTGTTAAAAGTTACATTGGGGTCCAGATACGAATCGTCTTGCTCTGCGCAGTGTATCCACTGACTCGGTTTAAAGTCCGGTGCGCCTTCACCTGTTACCCAGTAAGCTGGGCTAGTGACACGGACCCTGTTGTTTGGTAAGGCTACAATATTTCCTGTCCACTTGCCAGCATCCGTCAGGATGAGGACGTGTGTCTGCTTGTGCTGTGCAGGGTCTTCGGAGACCTCGCTCTCGGCGTAGTCAACGGTAAACAAATAGCGACCCTTGTAGAACTCGTTGTTGATCTTGCACATCCACTGGGACGGTTTAGCCCTGTCGATGGATATGATGGAGTGGTGGTAGGAACTGCAATCCCACGGCTGCACAAAGTGCGTTTCCATCCTCTCCGGCCACTCTTCCAGTGGTATGTCGCCAACCAGCGCAGTGATCGGCATACGTGCCCACATTGCCCCGCCGTGTACGTTAGGCTGGCTACCGTCGTCTGCTTCGCACCCTGTAAAGATCAGTTGAAACGACAGACACCGATCAGGCATCGTAGTAACCGCAACCGCCAGCGCATGGACGTACTCGCCGTGGTAGTTTTGATGACCGTTAGTGAACTCTTTGCGTACCCAGCATTTAAAGTACGGGATGTTGCTTATAAGATACATCTAGCCCCCAGACAAAAATAAAGCTCGTTCAGCCTCTCTGCGCCGTTCCAGTCCTCGTAGCACCTTACCACCGGCCTTGTTCCACTTCAGGAACTCGTCCGCTGCGCCAGAGTAATCACCACGATTGAACTTCATTCTTAAGGTACTTGACTGCAATGACCCAAGTCCACAGTTGTAGCTGAAACTCACCAGCGCATCAAGCTGACAATCAACAGCAGCAGGACATAGTCTTCGTACTCCGACAGAATGCCGTAATAGATCTTTTTCAAGAAGCGAATCAATCTCGTCAGCATCCCAAAGCCTATTGTGTTCTGGTTTAAGTGCATAAGAGGCTCTCTCGTCTGTTTTGAGCCTTGCTTGATCTGGGTAGAGTACATGGCCATAGCCAATTGTCCAAAGCCCAGCAGGGCAGCGATAAGGGCTGTTGTGACAGCCCTCAAAAGACTTGATCAACTGAATGCCAGCATCTGAAATAGTCATAGTCAACGCTTGGAATTAAACGCTTGACTGCCGAACCAGAAAGCGATGATTGTGGCAAGTATGCTGGTTTCAGATTCTGACCAGATTAGCTCGATTGCCTGATTAAAAGGCACACCAGTTGAGTATGCGTACCATATCCCTACGCCATTAACGGTACACAACATGCCCACGAAGAGGTAGGTCACCACTGGTCGCACCGAGGCTCGAAGGTTAATTACCCACGTTGACGCATTATCGGCCAATTTAGAGTCGTGCTTATACATAGCAACGCGCTCTTGAGCCTGTGTCTGCATGGCGACCTGATCCGTTCTGATCTCCTCTACGCGAGCTTGGGCAACAAAGCCCTCCTTAGCCAGCGCCAATTCCCGTTCACGCTGTGCGGCCATCAGTGCTAGCTCGTGCCGCTTATCACCCCTATCCTGTGCAAACTCCAATAATTTTGGCAAACCCCCCGAAGCAAACCCGAGCAGTGTTGATACTAGTGTCATCATGATGTGTTACCCCAGATTTAAAATTATGCCGATACCAAAAGCCACTATTGCCCCAACGAGGCCAAGAATCACAGTAATCGTCAGTGTGTTTGCAATGAACTTACGCATTTTGCGCCGTTGGTTGAGCGTCGCTCTTTCCCGCGTGTCTTTAATCTTGGCGCGGTCACGCATCATTGCCGTGTACTCCTCAACGCCCCATTTGTAGACTATCAGTTCCCGCAGTTCCTTTTCTTGCTGCTCGATCTTCTTTCGGGCTACAAGTGCCTGCATCGCCTCTTGCTCAACACTGCCGGAGAACATGAGCTTTTTGAATAACGGCGGGTCTTTGGCCTCTTCCTCCGCGTTCTTAACATCGCTGACGGCTTTGAACCAAGTCCCCAGCTGGCCGCCCATATCTTCCAGCTCACGGCCCATTTCAATGCCACGTTTAATGACTTTGTAGGCAGACGTGGCTATGGCTAACGCGGAAACCGGATCAAGCATTACTCGCTACCGCCACCGTTAAATTTGCCCCATGCACCGAGCATCAGCAGGCCAAGGACGAACAACGTGCCAGCTTTCGCCAGCGTGTTCAGGACAGTTTTCTTGATGCCTCGCCAGTCGGTAATCAGACTACGCAGATCACGGACATCGTCACCGGCCTCTTCGTCGTGTAGACCAACTTCCTTCAGAGCCGACTTCATCTCTTCTCTGATGATCTTGCGTAACGCGAGTTCGTCTATGTCCACGATTCACTCCTACTCTTCTAAGATAACAACGGTGTCGGTGTCGCTGTAGAACAGCATTCTTTGACCGTAGCAGGCGACGTTAAAATCCACACCGTTCTTATCCAGCTCTGTCCAAGACCTACATTCTATCCTAACGTGTCGAGCAAGTACTTCATTGTCGTTCTCAAAAACACGCCAGACATGCTCTAACGATCCGCGCCCCTGTTGCCCACGGGACTTGTTAAACCGGATCGTGTACTTGTTCACTCAGGACTCGACGGCCACTGAATGTCATTAGGAAAGCCAGACTGTAACCGTATATCACGCAGTGCGCGGCGGTACTCGATCCACAGAGCCTTGTCCCCGGAGGTCATCGGCACATCAGAAAGCATCGTCCAGTCGGAGTCGCGCAGTCGTTGCTTTGCTTGTTCCCATTCTAATTCGGCTTTGGTGGACGTTGCAGGCAACGCAGGAGCATCCCCCACGATAACCCAGCCAGTGTCGTTGTACGCGTCACCCAGCCAGCTCAAGTCGCCAATTTTGTCAATAAACCCAGACAGACCAAAGATAGGTCCCCAGTTCTCAGGCAGTCTTTGCGGTTCGTTTAGTGCTTCGCCGCTAGAGAGTTTTTTCAGTTGCCACAGCTTGCTCATCTTGTATCTCCTTCGCCCTTTTACGGTTACTTAAAAATTAAAAAACGTCTATCAACGCCCGAATATCTGTACAGTTGTACGAGGTGGAGCATTTTGGACGGTTTGAAAAACACAATGTTCTAATGGCGCCGAAATAAAAACAGAACTGTTATACGCTGGAGGCAAGCATTTTATTTGGTTGTCGTGTGCAAAAGCAAAATACCCACCAAAATCCTTGTCCCAGTTTTTGTTTAAATATATGGTCATAGCAAAACTCCACCCACCATCATTGTGCCAAGGAATATATGCGCCGGGCATCATTTTATAATACCTAAGTTTTATTTCTTGGTACTGCCTTATTTCTTTACACTGCGCTTTAACTTGTTCAATAATTGTGCTTTCAAGAGTTTTTGTTAAATCAAACACCAAAATAGGGGCGCTTGAATTAACTAACCTAGGGTCCCAAAAGCTGTAATTTGTTTCCCAAACCTTTGTTTCTTCAACACAATTGTGTATCTTTTCAATTAAAGAATTTTTTAAAAAGTTTGAGTAACAAATTAAATGCCCCATTTAGTCATTTTTCCCCATTTAATTGGGAGGATTTTTCCATTTGATTTAACGGCAACCCCGCCTGCTGTTCTGGCGACGGTAAATTTTGGCCGATGTGTTGATGTTCCGCCATGTCATTTGCGTGTGGGGGGTGACCCACACCGGGCAGGTTTTGAACTCCACGATAATGCGCCAACTCCTCCTCGGTGTACTTCCAATCTCGCCATGACGAAAAATCCTTACGTGGAACGAGTTGCAGGTGACAGCCGACATTTGCCGCAAGCTGGTGAATTAACTCAATAGTTTCTACCGGTTGGAGAATGGCGAACGTAAATGTACCGTCTCCTCTACGCATGATCAGCTCCGTAGTCCCGCCAAACGCCGTACCCACGGTTACAGAACGGGCGCGGTTTTCAATTTCACGGAGCGCGTTTTGCTGCATAAGACGTTTGTTCATTGTGGATTCCATGAAATAATTACTTGCCCCCCCGGAGAGCCTACTGTCACTGGATATGCTCCGGGATTCACTGATACTCCATTTACTGTAGTCAAAGTAGCAGAGGAGCCCGGGTTTCCCGGGCTTCCGGGGCTTCCAACGCTCCCCAGCCCGCCCCCACCCCCACCACCACCAGCACTAAAATTCGGGGTGTTTAGGTTGGGGGAAGCACCACCCCCACCACCACCACCACCTCCGCGCACAGTCCCCGGGTTCCCCGGGGAACCGTTGCCAAAGTTAGATCCCCCACCTCCTCCATTTCCTCCACTTGGGTTGGCACCCCCCCCACCAGAGCCTCCTACACCCCCAAACCCGCCATTAAAACCCGAATTTCCCGAGCTTCCTCCCGGGTTTCCTCCCGCCCCTCCAGAACCAAAACCGCAGTTACCACTATTACCGGGAGTCCCGAAACTACCTCCGTTTCCACCAGCACCACCAGCACCACCATTTCCACCAGCACCCCCAGAGAAATTTTGAGATAACGCTGAAGACTGTGGCCCTGCATTTCCCGGTGCACCACTGCTGCCCGCACTGCCCGGCGTGGCGCCGGGGCACGCACCAGCTCCGCCGCTACCTCCATTGCGAGAGTAAACGCCGCCTGAGCACGAAGAGGACCCACCACTTCCGCCGGGACCACCATTACCACTACTCCCCGGATTACCACTAGTTCCCGAATTCCCAGAACCCCCCTTCCCTTGCACTGATACGATGCTTATACCAACAGGCGAACACCAAGTTCCGGAAGTATTAAATGTTTCTGTTCCACCGGGAACAATAGCTTTTCCACCAAACCCGGTTACTTTAGGAGTTCCAGCTGGCATACGTCACCTCATTCATAGTAGAACCATCCCGTTACAATATACTTGTTTTGTTCACCTAGCACTGTGTTGCCACGATGAGCGTGAGTAAAAGCCGCAGGCCATACAACCATTGTGTTTTCTTGTGGGCGAATACGGGTTCGTTGATACAAAAACTCAGTTTCACCACCATCGGCTTCACCCAAGTCGTTCAAATACAACATATAAGCTAAAACACGCTCAGCGTGGGAGCCGTTACCTTGCTCCCCGTGCCACACATGATACCCACCACCGGGTGGAGTGCGTTGCATCTTCATGGCAGTGCCAATAATTTTTCCTTCTTTTAGCACGGAAAAATGCTCCGTGTAATCCTCATAGCACCGTTGAAGCCCGTTAAAAAACATACGTTCAGGAGACTGGTCGTTAAATGACGCAGCATTATGAACACCAAAATTTAACGAAAGCTGCATGTCATTCTTGCGATGCTTTGATACGCCTTCGCTCTGTTGTCGATTATTGCCTGCACCGGACTCAACTAGCCTTTCAAATTCGTTGATCAGATGCTGACAATACCCTTCTGGGTAAACGCCTTTATACAAACCTATAAAATCTTTATGTTCTATGTTCATTTGAAGGCCGGTCCTGATATCCATGTCACTAACGATTGACGACTGCCGCTGGTCACGGGAGTAACTTGATGCAGCACGTAGGAGGGAAACGCCGCTATCAGCCCCCGCTGCTTACGCACGTTGACAGGCTCTCCACTGGTCAGTATCTGTAAGTTACCACCTTCGTATTGGCTTGGGTCTGTCAGTTGCAACACCATGCTTAACTTTCTACTGGGGCTTAACTTCCCGCCGTAGTCTAGATGCCAGCCATACATGCCCTTTTCCGACTGATTATAATTGGTCAGCTGCAAGGCTTCGCTAAACCCGGTCAGATCAAACCGATAATACTGCGCGTTTAAGGACGATGCCACGTGAGACAGTTTTTCAAACACCCATGCTGTGTCCGGCGTTTTGTTCAGCCATGACACCTGAGAACGACGTATTTTAGCTAAGTCTTCCCCTGTGGGGTTGCCACCAACTTGCGCTTGGTTTTCTGCCTTAATAGCCTGTTCTTGAAGCCAGTTAAGTTCCTGTTCGTTAAAAGCCCCCTCCCACCAAACAAAAGGTTCTACGGGCATTGAATAGGGCGTTAACACGTGCTGCATGGCTTGTCCTTGTGCGTGATGATGAAATGTATGCACTTCATAGGGGCTTCAGAATTGCCGCCAACCAGTTGATGGTTTACCCATGAGTTGCTAAACAAAACAGTCCCCGGCACTATATTATTAAAATGAATTGAGTTAGTTGCGGCGTTTACATCACCACCTTGCTCAAAATCCAGCTCCACCATCGCCTTGTTCATGCGCGTGTCGTGGTAAACAGGATACGCTGCGCCTTCAACAGCATCTAAAAAGAACCAACCACAAATCTGGCTATTCTTATGTACGTGCACATTAGTGCCGCCCCCGCGTTTAACCTCTTGTGCCCACAATCCATACACAGAAAAGTCGTACTTCTCCACTGCGTAACCTTGGCTTCGCAGTATCTCGGTTGCCGACACTAGCAGGTAGTCAGACAACTCTCGAGCTTCCATGTATAGACCCAAATGCCCCGATTGACACACGGGGTAGTCAGGACTTCGCACCTCATCAAGACGCGCATTACATAATGGCAAAACCTGATCTATAAAATCAGGTCTCTCGTCTCGATAGACAAACGTGGGGAAGTAAGCAAAGCCTTGCATCAGCCGTTCACGTAGTTCACAAGAGTTGCGGCAAACGCAGTGACAGCAGCTGCTGTAACTTCCCTAGAATCCGCAGGCAAACTACGTGCGTTTTCAACCAGAATTTCTTTCGCCAATCGCACGGCTTCCAGCTTTGCGCGTTTTGCTTCGGACGCAAGTTGGTTCGCATGACGAACATTTTCCACTGCTGTTTGGATATCAACCTGAGCTTGCTGTTCTGTAGTAAGAGCCATTTTCAAATCTCCTTAAAATTAAGCAATCATATTTTTCATGGCGATATTGCCGTAGTACGTGGTCCCGCCATCCGGGGTAAAAAACACCCATATGTCTATGGCATTTGCTGTGGTGGTTCTGGATAAAGTTGCTGCTCCACCGGGAAACTTGAACGAGCCGCCTGCAAAAGCAACAGTTCTACCCGCCGTGGCATCGTTAGTCAAAATGAGTGTAAACGAAGATGCGCCCGTAGCTACTGGGAAGCGAAGCGTGATGGTAGCACTACCTGTAAGCGTGGCAGAAAAAACGCCGCCTGACACAACATCAAGGTTTATAGCGGCGCCGGTGTTACCCAAGGCTACGACCGTGTCTGCGTAGCCAATTGCTTGTATATAAGTTCCCGACGTTACTGCAGCGGACGTAGCAAGCAGGTTTGATGAGGTAACCGCCGCAGCGGAACCGCCACCCAAAAGCACATTGTTTGCGGTAAGTGTGCCAGACTGAGTGACCAGACCGCCAGAGGTGTTAACCGCATTGCCAACAGCCGTAACTACACCTGTACCCGTTGTCGTAGAGGTAACCGCCGCAGCAGAGCCACCACCAAGCACTATGGCGCTTGAGGCTAACGTGCCCGACTGAGTAACGTATCCACCCGTGGTATTGATGTTTGTGCCGAGAGCTGTAGCTACACCTGTACCAAACGAAGTAATACCCGTACCGCCGTTGGCAACGGGTAGTGTGCCAGAGACCCCGGAAGCCAGCAGAATCGTGGGGTTAGCCAGCGTAACTGCCGCGCCTCCACCCGCGCCGTCCGTTACTATCATCGCCTTCGTGCCGGTCGCAATGGTTACCGTAGCACCTGAGCCTTGTGATATCGTAATCGACTGACTGCCGGTTGTGGCGTTCTCAATGATCCAGACCTTGGACACCGTGTTCGGCGCCAGCGTCACGGTGCGCGTTACAGTCAACGACACCGCAGAGGTAATCTTCAAGTACAGCGAGCGGACACCGTCAGCCGACGCATCCGGCATCGTGAATGTTTCGTTAGCGTCCGCCGCCATTTGCTTAGTGCCAAGGCTAAACGCGTCAGCGATCAGGGCGAGGTTGGTGTTGGTGCTGGTGCCCCATGTACCCGACTCGTCGCCCGTGGCGATTTCCTTCAGTCGTAAATCATTTGCAAAAGTTGCCATGTTAGCTCCTAAGCGGCGTCGTCCACTTCAATCCAATTCGGGGTTTGAACATCATTTACTTCATTCCAGTTCGGCGTCTGTGCATCGTTTACGATGTTCCAACCAATTATTCTGACATTGCCGATTGCGCCAACTCCAGCAACGCCTGTGGGGGTGACTATGTCATCTACCCTAAGGGAAACAGTGCCTATATTACCAGTGCCGGCAGTTCCCGTAACCGTTTTCCTAACCAGCGATACTACACTGCCTACGGCGCCTGTTCCAGCTACGCTTGGGGCAACCACATTCGTATCATAGGCTGGGATAACAGTGCCAACTGCCCCGCTGCCTTGTACACCAGTGATATTGGGGTACAGAACAGGTTTAACGCTACCTGCTGCGCCTGTGCCTTCAACACCAGACACGGCAAACGAGACTCGGGTAATCGGTGTGCCTATTG